GGTAATCCAAAGGACTTCTTAATCATTACTTCTTCCCCTTGATTGAATCTACTACGCCACCACCAAAGTAAAAACCTACGATGGTCAACATAATCTCTCCTAGCCACATTTCATTAGCAAAGCGTTTAGCTTCTTCTACGTTCTCTAGAGGCACTATACCATACAGAGAACCTAGCACACCGTTAGCCATGATGAAGATGAATACACCTGTGAACATCAGAGCTAAGTATCGCTGTGCTAGTTTGAAGGGAGCATAGGCAGACAAGATGTCCACCTTAGCCTTAGTCTTTGCTACGATTTCCTCTTCAGTGCTTGTGTGCATACTATCAATGAGGTCAATACCTTTAGAGATAACATCGCCACTACCGAAGATCTTACCTAGTATTCCTAACATCACTTAGTACTCGCATCAGCCTGTAAGCGCCACTCAAGCTCTTTAATGGACAAACGCATTTCTGCAATGTCTGCTTGGTTAGCATACTTGTACATGACAGTTTCCATTTGGAGCTGTATGTCGTTAAGTGTCTTGAAGTTCCATGCTACTAGAGCAAAGAGTAGTCCTATAACACCCTGTAGTATTTTCTGTTCCACAGCATTACCTCACGAACCAAGCGAGTAAACCAACCCCAGCCGTAACAACAATCCAGAAAATACGTTCGTAAGGTTTATGTACCTCATCTTCCAAATCATCCATACGTAGTTCTAGTCGGTCTACACGTTTGTTGTTAGAGATAAGCTGTTCTTCTACCCGAACAATCTTTGTCACGGCATCAGTCAGCTTATCAATCTTCTGTTCAAGGCGGTCAAAGCGTGACTCATCCATGACCTACTCCTATCACCAAGGCAAACCAGAGATTAGAGGTGGGTTAGCTAGCTCATCAAGTTTAGCCTGAACAGCCGCTTCCACTTCTTCCTTGTTTAGCTTCTCAAACATCCAGCCTTGTACCAACTCTTCAGTTAGGTCAGCGAAAGGAATGATCTCCTCACCTTCTTCTTGGTTGAACGATACAGTACCGTACCCACCAACTTCATATTCACCTTCAACGCCATCACAACGCCAGTGTACGATAGTGATGTAGTCGTCTTGTGCTCGCTCCATGTTGGCTACACGCCATTCAAAAGTTGCCATTAGTTAGATTCCTTATAGTGTTGCAATAATAAATGCTAGTAGTTCTGGGTAACGTACACCAAGACGAGTACGCTCTACAGCCCCTTCAGGAGCTTCTTCAGCAGTTTCGTATGTGTCAGTGCGTGTGTATGCCTCTTTAGCCTCTACAGCCTCAGTAAGCACATTGCCTTCTTCATCGTATGTAGCCTCTACAGCTTCAACGGCAGGTACTTCTTCAGTAGCTTCCCACCAAGTAGTAGAGATGAACATAGCATAACGATGGGCATCTAAGCCTTCAGCTTCAAATGCCGCCTGTAGGCCTTGAGCAATAATACCGAAGTGAATACGTGCATCATCACCCTTCTCAGCTACAGCATCTTTCCAACGGAACTTGCGTAGCAAACCTTTACAAGCCTGTGCTACACGTTGTTCTGCTTCGTCTAACTCTGCAATGTCTTGTTTCTCATTACGGTCAGAGGTTTGGATAGTACCGTTTGTAGCGTAGAGGTCGTCAAATCTAAAAGCCGGAGCTCCCAAATCTGTAAGATTATCTGTAGCACTCCCTGTGTTTTGAGTAGCAAGTATTGCGCTTGTGTTTGTTCCACGTAGACCAACACCACCAGAACGTGGGTCTAAGACAATATAAGATAATAAACCGCCAATAGAACCAATACTCCCGACAGCTGCGCCGTCTTTGCGGAATTGGACAATATCACCGTCAGATGTTCTACGGTTGAACAGACCAACTAAATCACCATCTACTGTGTGGAATGAAGCCCCTGTAGAACGCAACTCAGAACCATTTGTGGCTGTGTTAGTGCTAGACTTACCCACCAACAAGTTACCGCTGGAGTCTATACGCATACGTTCTGCGCCTTGAAACCAAATAAAAGGCTCGGCATCGTATAGGTAGTTAATCATACCTGTGCCACTACCTAGGGCATCTGCTGTGTTACCAACAAATATTTTATTTGATCCGTCTTTTTTAATCGTATAAGCGCCATCGTATACGCTGAATTTATCGCTAGTAGTTCCTATTGCAAGTGACTCAGCAGACGCATCCCAGAAGAACTTAGCAGTTGTGCCTGTGTCTTCGTAGAATGAGATGTCTCCGCCTGATGTAAATTTAGCTACATTAAGACCACCAGCTTGGATAGTTGTAGAATACCCAGATGGTACGTTGGTGTATAAGAACGACTCAGAGTTGATGTAGTCAAAGCCACCAGAGTTTAACGTCAGCCCATCCATCGTAGCTGTGCCAGTTACGTCAATGCCTGTGGAGGTTGTTTCTAAAACGTCATTAGAGCCTAAGTCGGCTACATTACGTGCCTTAGTCATCTTAGACCTCCTGTGGAGCTACTTCAGCCTGTTGAGCATCTACAAAGGCTTCATAGTCTGCTTTGATCTGATCTGTATGTACAGCGGCTACTAGAGCTTGTACTTCAGCAGACTCGCCTGAGATGTCATCGTTAGGTGCAATCACTCTGCGTGAATACTGTTTAGCTCCAAAGGTCTCACCAGTCTCATCGTCTTCTACCCAAGTGGCAGAGCGAATCTGGATGTGTTTGTAGTCGCCTACGATTTCAATCTTGTCTAGTTCGTTTACTTTCTTAATTAGTGCCATTTTGTGTTTCCTCTATTGGTCTGCATAGACTAATCTGGTCTATGTAATTGGGTTAGGTTGTTGCATAGGTGACAGAGAATGTAATACGTCCAGCACTAGACCACGAAGCAATAGTCACAGAGTTAAAACTACTACCAGCTTCGTACTGCAAACGCACTGTATTAGAGCCTCCCTGACAGTACCCAGTTATACTTCTATCGTTCCCTCCCCAATTAGAAACAGCATTACAATCCCTGAAAGACGGTACTGGATAGTCTCTTGCTTGAATGGTAGACACATTAAAAGGTAAGCCAGAAATTTGAACAGATCCACTTCCTCCACTTATACTGCTTGCCTCAACATCGCAGTACACAGTAACCAATCTACCTACTTTAGTATAGTGACCACTTCTGTATACGTAAGTGACAGAGGGGTTTGTTGTATAGGATGAAATAGTAGGAGTCCACGTACCCTCTTCATAGTCATCCAAGTAATTAGCACTACCTGTACCGCCTAAGTAGACACCGCCTGATAGGTAGAGGTCTTTGAAGCGGACTCCTGAAGAGCCTAAGCTAATAGTTGTATCTTGTCCGCCATTGGTAGACATATTCCACGGTTTTATATTGTTTTCATCACTATCAAACAAAATACCTGTATCACTAGTACCAAGATTTAGATATGAGTAGAAGTTACCAATACTCCCGACAGTTGTGCCGTTCTTCTGAACCTCTATGACATTACCGTCAGAAGTAAGCCTAGATACATATAGAGGCGTGTTACCGTCACGTGTGAACGCAGAGTAACTATTAGGCATTATCTGAACACCAGCAGTACCTGTACTAGCACTAGTCTTACCCACCAACAAGTTACCTGTGGGCGTTATGCGCATGGCTTCGCCTTTAGAACTCTTGAATACTAAATTTGCACCAGTGGCTGTATCAGTGTTTCCGATACTTGACCAATTGTTTCTTCCTTGATTATAGAAACGTAAGCCGTAAGTAGCATTGTAATCTACAGATATTTCACCTCTTACATCTAAAGCAGTTACAGGACTACTAGTACCAATACCTACGTTACCTGAGGCGTCTAGCGTCATAGCCGTAGAAGACGCATTGTCATCAATACCTGCAGACTCAAAGTTAGTCAAACCAGTAATAGAGCCACCAGTAATACTTACTTCAGCGCCTGATTGACCTGCAAAGTTACCGAAGACTTCTAGTTCTACAATGTCTCCTGCAGAAGCGCCAGAGGCCAATGTAACACTATTACCGCCTACATTGACTGTGTAGTCACTATCAGCCAAACGAACACCATTAAGGAATACGTTGACTAGACCAGCTTGGTCAATGACTAAACCTGAGCCACTAAAGACTGTCTGTGACGCTGTAGCAGTGTACTGGAAGTCTGATTTAATGCCTTCAATAGATGATGAAGCTGCTTGCCAGTCTGTGCCGTTGAATACTTTAGTTACGTTGTTAGTAGTATCAAAGTACAATGCACCTGTGATTAAAGCATTGCCGTCATTGTCAACAGAAGGGTCAGAAGCCTTAGCACCTAAGTAACGATCATCAAACTGATCATAGACAGCTTCTGCTGCTGCCTGAGCATCTTCTGCCAAGCCCTGTGCAGTCTCAGCGTTAGCCTGAGCTGTAGAGGCATTAGTAGCATATGTAGATGCGTTAGTTGCAGAGTTAGCTGAAGCAGTAGCTGATGAAGCCGCTGACGTAGCACTGTTGGCTGCGTTAGTTGCTGAAGTAGATGCTGCAGAGGCCTGTGTAGTCGCTGTAGTGGCTGATGTAGACGCACTAGACGCACTATTGGCTGCAGAGGTCGCACTAGCCGCTGCTGCCGCTGCAGACACCTCAGCGTCCACTGTAGACTGATATAGACCATCTACGTAGCTCTTACGTGTCAATGTATTTGCTGTAGCAGGATCTGCAGACGTAGTGATGCTATTAGCACCCATGTCAATAGAGCCTGTCATAGTGCCACCAGATAGTGACAGCTTAGTAGCAATAGAGGTCGTTAGAGTTGTATAGAGATTAGCATCATCATTAATCGCTGCAGCAATTTCATTAAGAGTATCTAAAGCTGCTGGCGCACCGTCCAAGATAGCGTTGACTTCATCGTCTACGTACTTCTTAGTGGCTGGGTGAGTATCTGCTGTAGGGGCTGAAATGGTCACTGTAGCTGACGTTAGGTCAACTGTGCCATCTGCTGTAAAGTTACCAACAGTAACTGCACCAACGACATCAAATGTGCCGCCTACGGATGCATTGCCTGTTACTGCCTGTGTAGTTGGAGTAGTTCCTAGTTCTACAATCGTGCCTGAGTTGTTTGTAAAGATACGCTTGTCAACGGTGTTAATAGCCAACTCACCTGTAGCGATGTCGCTTGTAGTTGGTACTGCACCTGTAGTTGTAGAACGCTTAATTAGAATCTGTGTAGACATTCTTCATTCCTGTGTTGGTGGGAAGCAATGGATATGTAGTAATTGTTATGCTTCTTTATTGGCACTGAAGGTTCAATACAAATAAAGAAGAGGACTCCGAAGAGTCCCCTAAGCTGCCTTATGCAGGTAGTGCGATTACCATACCTGCTTCTGGACGTAGAGTCTTAATACCGTAGATAGTATCAGAAGTGAACAGAGTAGATAGGTATTCCTGCTTGTACTGAGTCTGAGAACGGACGCCCTGCTGTTCAGCGAATACGATTGCATCTTTGTGCATTAGTAGACCGCCTTTAACCGCTGGACCTGCAGTGTTTTGTGCATCAGTTTCAAGTACTGGACAGTTAGTAGAAACGTATACATCGATACCGTAAAGAGTACCAATCTTACCGTTGTTGACACCACGACCATCTACGAAGTCAGAAGACATGTAGCGATCGATGCCACGGATAGTGTTTACTGCGCTTGGAGGCACAACCAGAACACGGTTATCCATAGGTACGTCAGCATCATCTAGAAGCTGAATAGCTGCACGGAAACCTGCGTCAGTGAAAGTATCAGCAGCAGTTACAGTGTCTGCAGCGTAAGCAGTAAGACCGTTAGCGGCATCGAAGAAGTACTTGTTGAAACCACCAGTAGCAGCGTTAGCAGCAGCAAATAGGTCAGTATCAACCTGTTTAGCTAGAGCGTAGCCTGCGTCATCAGTGTAGAAACGACGAAGAGAAGCTAGAGCCTGTACTTCAGTGATGTCCTCGATCAAGCGAGAGTACTCGTAGTGCTTGTCGATGTTTACAATTACTTCGCTTTCAGTAGCGGCCTGTAGAGTTACTTGAGACTCTGCAGTTTTGCTAGAAGCAGCGCCACGAGTAGGCTTAGGGATATGGATAGTATCGCCTTTCTTGCCTCGCATTGGCATTTTGTTTACAAGGTTAGCTAGTACAAGAGAGTTCTTGTATGCAGCTACGATTTCATCGGACCACAGTTCAGGGATAAAAGTAGAAGCTGTGGTGTTAGTTACGTGGTTAGAGCCTAGAGCCATTTTAAAGTTCCTTTCAGAATGTAATTAATCACTTGACCCGTTTCTCTGCATAGGCTTGAGCGATCTCATCAGCCATCTGCATATAACGATCTGGGTCTGTTTGCATAAGTTTAATAATGTCAGCACGTCTGTAAATCTTACGAGAAGGTGCT